AATTATTTAAATAATAAAAAAGATGTTAAAAAATACATCGCTTAATGAGCTTGTATACGAACTTTTAGAACTTCGTAGATCATATCTTAAAGAGACAGATCCAATTCCAAAGAGACTTGTAGTAGATTGGATTCAATCTCAAAGGGCTCGTCTTCTTGAACAGAAGTATAAAAAACCAATGACATCAATTGATGATCATTTTGTTCAAGACTTGGGAGCAATTCTTATGGAGAAATATCTATCTAATATAGTCGATCCTCAAGTAGAAAATTATGATTATCTATATAGAACTTCTATAGATATTCCAAGAACGATTGAGTCCTATAATGGTACAGGATTGTTTAGTAGAATAGGGCCAGTAGATAGACTATCCGATCATTATCAAATTACTACTTATAATAAAGCACTTACATCAGGATATGGTAAATTTAATTATAATACTATATATGCCTTTGTATTAGGAGATAGAGTACATTTACAGAGTAATGGAGGGTTGCACTTTACTGTAAAATATTTAGATATAAGAGGAGTATTTCAAGATCCAATTGCAGCTGCTTTAATTAAAGATCCAACTTGGACTTATGATGATGACTATCCTATTAATAAGGAAATGATTGATCAACTTAAAGTTTTAATAATAAAAGAAAAATTTGGCTTAACATTATTTCAAGCTGACGATAAGAAAGATAATAAAGATGATGATCCAGAAGGAAGCTCTAATATTCAAAAGGGGGCCACGCAAAACGTTGGCTAATTATAAGTTGGGGGAAATTTATAAGTTTTATAAAGAACTCTATGGTAAAAAAGCTTTACCAAGATCTACAATGAGAGAGGTTTATAAAAAACTATTTCCTTCAATAGTTAAGATGATGGTATTTGATAATTTTGAATATAGAATGCCTTCTAGATTGGGATATATAAGAGTTAAGAAAAAACTTGTTGAGCCTAAGTTAGATGAAAATGGAAATATAGATGCAAGAAGATTATCTGTAGATTTTAAAAAAACTAAAAAACTTTGGCAAAAATTATATCCTGGGAAAACTCAGAAAGAATTAAAACAGATTAAAGACAAACCTTTAGTAAGAGAACTTAATGAAGATTATAATGGATATAGAGTTGTCTGGTATTGGGATAAAACTACTTGTAATTTACCAAATCAAGCAGCTTATTATATTAACTTAACCAGGGACAATGACAGAATATTAAGCTCAGGAGTTAAATTTAATAATTTGAATTTTTACGAATAAAATATATATAATTATGCTTAATGGAAGAACGGTTAGTATTGATATGATAATAGAGGATCTAGATAGAGAATATGGATTTGAAGTTATTAATAAAGCGGATGTAGCTGAATGGATTTGGAAATCAATGGCAATAATAGGAACTCCTTATCCATATGAAGATAAACCTCAAGAACTTAAAATAGTTTCTTATAGAGCTTCTCTTCCTATTGATTTATATAGTATTACTGCTGTAAGAGAAAAAACCACTGGAGTTCCTATGAGAGAAGTGACAGATCTTATGAGTAAGTTTATTGATACTACTTATGGTGGTTTTAAAACTATTATCGGAGATTACGATCCAGCCTATCCAAGCACTTATGTAAGAAATATCCAAGAATATTATAATACCATTGTTGGGCCTGATGGATACTCAGAATATTATACATATAAAACTCAAGGCAATTTTATTTACTTTGGAATGGAAGAAGGTGATGTAGAAATGCAATATAAAGCTATTCCTATAGATATTGTAACAGGAATGCCAACTATTCCTGATAATGCAAAATATATAAGAGGAGTTGTAAGTTTTATAGCAGAACGAATGGCCTTTAAACTTATGTTAAAAGACATGCTTTCAGAACGTAAATATGAGATTATACGACAAGATTATTTATTTAATATAGGAGCTGCTCAATCTGTTTGTATTCTTCCAGATCCAAGTCGAATGGAGACTTTAATCAATAGGTGGAAATCAACATACTTAGGGCCAAATCATTTTGATACTAATTTAAAACATCTTGGTTCTAGAGAGTAGGAGGTTGTATGGAAATGCCAAGATTTACTCATAGTTATAAAGGTGGTATGAATAAAGACATATCACCAAATGAATATCCTAATACTTGTTATTTAGATGCAAGAAATCTAAGAATAATTGTTGATAGTGGAGATGGATTAGGAACAGCAGCTTTAACTACTCCTAAAGGAAATTTAGCTAGTTTTACCTTACCAACACTTACCTATTATCTTGGCCATACTGTATTACGAGAAAAACTTGTTATACTTGCAAAACATGATCTTATAACGGATTTAAAACCAGATAAAATTTATGTACTAAATCTTTCAGATCTTATAACAGGAACAAATCTTACTGTATCAGGAACTCATCTTATATACGAACAGGATTTAAATTTCAGTCTTACAGATCCAATTAAAGTTGTAGGAAATTATGAAAATGCTGACATACAAAAAATCTATTGGGTCGATGGTATAAATCCATTAAGACATCTTAATATAGTTACAAATCCTGATTATAATGATTTAAGTACTTTAGATCCTGAATTACTGAATATATTACCTAATCATACCTATGGATCATATGAACTTACTGAACTAACAGGAGGACACTTAAAAGCAGGAAGAATACAATATTCATACCAACTATATTCAATCTCAGGTACTGAGACAATGTTTGCACCACCAAGCAGATTATATAATCTAACTTCTTATGATTCTAGTGATGGAACTGATTTTATTGGTGATGAAATTGAAAAAGAAGTTAATAAGTCAATAAGAGTTACTATAAATCTTAACGCTACTGTTACTTCAACATTTAATAGAATAAGACTAGTTGCGTTAGAATATGAGACTTATGGAGATGTCCCTACGACAAGAGTAGTTGCTGAACTGGAATTAGGGAATAGTTCTATATCTTTCACAGATTCTGGAAATTCTATAGGTGAACTTCTTCTAGAAGAATTTCAACAAATAAGAAATGAAATAACTCCAACGACTATTGAAACAAAAAATAATTATTTATTTGCTGCTAATATCACTCAGGAATTTTTTGATATAGATGATCTAGTAAAAGAAATAACAGGTGATGATACTGCATTTTTGGATACAAGAGCATATCGTTGGAGATATATAGAAGCTGGAGTGGGATTAGGATCTGGATCTCAAGTATTAAATGATTTAACTGATCCTAATGCAATATTAAATACTCCTGGTTATCCAAATGCTGCTCAGGCTTATGATGTAGCTATTATAGAAGCATATAATACAAGTTGGCATATTCATGTAACAATAAGACCAGATTTACATGCTGCAGCTCAAGTTCCAGTAAGAACCGTAACTGGAGTATCCTCGCTTAATGGTTTAGGATGTAATATAAGATTACGAACAGCCGGAACCATGATCTGGGATGAACAGGGAATTGCTCTTAATTTTGATGGAGCATATATAGATGGATATGATCCGGTAACACATTCTATAAGTATTCGTGGTACAAAGTATTGGGGAACTCCTCCACAAGATTTAACTCCACCTTGGAGTTATGGAAACTATGACGCAGATGCACTTACGCAATTTAGCTATACATATACATATACATATCCACTTACAGTTGGCACTTCAGGATTTGAATGTACAATAAATAAGAACCATCCAGTAAATGGATTGCCAGGAACATCTTTAGAGTTTGTATTAGATTCTGGAACGGGGCCTCATTATGATGAAGTTGATGAAAAAAATGATTGTATAAACACTTATAATAATATTTCAAATGATTATGGTGTAAACTTTTTATATAAATATAAAAGCCCCTATCAAGGAGCAACTGATCCTCCGTTAGTCACAGATTTAGGTGGAACGGGTAAATTTATTTCATTTTCTTTTATTACAGAAACTCTTAATTCTGTTGCTACAAGGAGAAGTATAGGAGGTGCTTCCAGTATTAATTATGTATTAGATCCTACTACTTTCAATTCTTATGCAAATCCACAAGTAATAATTGATTATACCAGCTTTCAAAGAGATGAAGTATATAGATTTGCAATTGTATTTTATGATTTAAAAGGTAGGCCTTCTTTTTCTAAATGGATTGCAGATATAAGATTTCCTGATGTAAATGAGTATCTATCTGATGGAAGATATAGTAATGCTTTTAATTTTACTTCAGTAGATGCAACCAATCCAGATGAAACAGTTAATGTAGTTGCATTGGGTATAGAGTTTACAATTAATTGGGCTAGTATTAATACTGAATACCCAGGACTACTAGATCAATTATCGGGATTTCAAATAGTAAGAACTCCAAGAACGGATTTAGATTGTACTATAAAAGCTCAAGGTCTTATAGTTCCTACTCATGTTGTTACTACTCCAGACGATCCTACCTTAAAAGATTCTAATTATAGTTCATATAATATTACTTCTGGGGGAGATTATGAAACAGGTGTAGGAGGTGTAACCCAGATAACAGATGTTACTGGAACTAATTCTACGTTAGATGATACCTTGGTTGAGTTACTTAGTCCTGAAATTGTAATTAATAAAAATCTTGATATTGATGATGATGATTTTCTTGAAGTAATAGGTCATATAAGTAATGTAAGTGCTGGTAGTATAGTTATTACCCCTTCTGACCAAAAATCATATACAGTAGTTGCAACTACAATGACTCCTTTTGATGCAAGACCTTTAGATTTACTTACAGATTTTATTCAGGAAATAGAAGATGCTTATATTTCTTTACCTGAAGCTAAGTTACCAACAACAAGAGTCATTGGTGGAACATCTTATATAGCAAGAGGGTATGATGATGATATCGCTGCAAATTTTCCAGAAATGACTTATAAAGGAACTTCATTAGTAGCAAAAGTATTATTTCCTTTTAATAATGTAACTCCTTTAGACTATGTTGTAGGAGATGAACAAGCTTTATATGGAAGATATAGAAGATCTCTTGGTTATTCTATATACGGAGGTGCGACTTATCCAGAAAGATCCTATTCAAACTATGTTGATGTAAGTGGTTTTATAGAAATACCAGAAACCTATACAGTGGGTGGAGATAGTTATTCTATGTATAACGGTGATACATATATTACTCCATTTAACTTTCTTAAATTATTTTATGATTATAAATCTGAATATGCACAAGCTGATGGAGAAAATTCTGGACAAGCATTAGTTGGGTTTCCTACAGAAAGTAGAATTAATTTATATTATAAACTTGACAATATTCCTAAATATTTTACAATACCTGATACTCCACCATTACCTTCATATTATCTTGCCGAACAATACTCTACTGGAATATCTCAATATCCATCAGGATATCCATATATAAATGATTTATATAGATATAATTCAGCGTATTCAGCAGAGTCTTTAGGTAAAACTTTTTTACCCAAAGTATTTGATTATAGAAGTTCAAAAGTAAATGATGTGATGATTACGTCTAGTGAGAAGAAATATAATGGTGAGTATTCTGATTCATGGCTTAAATTTAAATTTAATAATTACCTTGAACTAGAAGGAGAATATGGTGCTATAACAAGACTAATAAATAATAATGAAAAACTTATAGCTTTTCAACCCAGAGGTATTGCAGTATTATCAGTATTAGAAAGAGAACTTGTTGAAACCAATAATACAGCTTCTCTTGTTGTAGGTTCTGGTGGAATATTAAGTCGTTATGATTATATTTCTAAAACAATAGGAACTAGTTTATATTATGCTATAACTCCTACAGAAAATGGAATATATTTTTATGATGATAAGAATATAGCAATATATCGTATTTTAGATGCAATAGAGCCTATTTCTGACACTAAAGGTATGAAGTCATACTTTGAGTCAAATCAACATCAAAGTATGATTACAACTTACGATAGGGCTAATAGAGAGGTATTATTTAGTCCTTCTGGTAATGATACTATCTGTTTCTCCGGTTATATAGATACTTTTAGCAGTTTCTATAGTTTTAATTCTGGTGCAACATTTGTACAAAATTATATAACTTTTGATAAGTATTTATTATCATCCCTCGATGGACGAATATTTTATATACATAATATTGGAGATTATAATACTTTCTATGGAGATGATAAGACAAGTACATTAACTCTAATAACAAATCCTTTGAAAAATAATGTAGTTACTTTTCATACTATAGATTGGTTAACCGACTTAACTACTGCCGGAATTGAAATACCTGATGATCTTATACATACATTTGACACTCTTCAGATTACTAATACTCATCAGGATACTGGAGTATTATTATTAGATGATTGGATTGCTAGTGAAGATCTTAAACGTAGATTTCGTAAATGGAGAATTAATACTTTCAGAGATTCTACTGATGAAGGTAGAATAAGAGATTCTTGGATTAAATCATATTTTACTTGGGAACAAAAGGTTATCAACAAAAAATTAGTTGTTCATCCAATAGATTATTTATACTTACCTACCAAGATTCGATAGATAATTTTTAATAAATTATTTTGTAATAAAAATTATATAATATAACTTTGTAATTAACTTTAAATTAAATGGCTACCAAATCTAAAATTCA